CTACTTTAACGACCATTTCAGTTCCATAGAATTTTCAAAACCAAAGTATATTACCAATACCGTTACTGCTTACGAAAAGTATGCCAAAGGTACTAAGGCGATTATATTTAATGTTGGTATAGATCATAGCATAGAAGTCGCAAAAGCATTTATAAACGCTGGGTATAATTGCAAGCATATTGATAGCGATAATGCAACGGATGTACAAAGAGCTCAGATTATGCACTGGTTCTCTGTTACACCAGATGCAATACTTTGCAATGTTGGTATTGCGACAGTTGGTTTTGACGAACCAACAATTGAAACGGTTATTGTAAATAAAGCTACTATGTCCATGCCCCTTTGGTTACAAATGTGCGGCAGGGGAAGCAGAATATCTGACGGAAAGATGATGTTTACTATTATTGACATGGGAGGAAACGCTATTACACACGGAGACTGGAACCAAGACAGGGATTGGGCTAAAATATTCCTTAACCCACCAAAACCGGGCGAAGAAGGGGTAGCTCCTGTAAAGTCTTGCCCTAATTGCGAGGCTATTATACCAGCTAGTACAAAAGTTTGTTCTTATTGCAATTACATTTACCCGGAAAAGGCATTAACAATAGAACAGGAATTAAGCGACTTTGTTATGGTAACAAAGAACATAGATGCTCTTAAAATTATAGAGCAAAATAAAGACAAAAAGGACTACTATGCTTTCTTTAAAATAGGCAAAGACCTTGCAGAAGTAGCAAAAAATACAGTCGCTAATATGTCCGATGAAAATGCTAATTTTATTTTGCAAAAGTACGATGAACTAGCTCGTGTATGGACTAAAAATCATAAGAAAAGATATAATAAGTGGCATCAAGAATTAGCAAAGGATCATCTATTCAATGAATTACAAAATTATTTTCCAAAATGGCAGCGAACAGCTCAATCAGTATCTACGATGTAGTTAAAGACATTAAATCAAAAAAAACAATACCTTACGATTTATTTTTAGAAGGCATACGGGATGGCAAATGGCAAGATATAGTTTTACCAATAAGAGCAATTGCGGATGAAGAAAAAAGAAACGAACAAAAAAAGAAAAAAGCTCCTAGCGTTACCATATCCGGTAAATTTTCAGAACGGGAAGATGCAAAATTAGAAACGCACACGGGTTACATAGCAATAGACATAGATGAAAAAGGATTGCCTAAAAATATTGATGCACAAGAATTCAAATCCTTAATATGTTGTGATAAATATGTACAGTGTTGTTTCATATCTATTAGCGGCAGGGGCGTTTGTATTATAATGAAAATAAATCCCGAAAGACATCGGGAAGCATTTCAAGGTATAAGTGAATACATTTACACTAATTACAATGCAATAGTTGATCCAACAGGCATTAATGTTTCCCGTGCGAGGTTTGTGAGTTATGATCCAGAAATATACATATCAGAGAATTACGAAAAATTTACCAAATACCCAAAGAGCAAACCACCTAAGAAAGTAGAGCGCTCTATTTACGATAAAGGAGATTTTACCCAAATATTAGATCAGGTCGTTTCCAGACGTTTAAACCTCTGTGAAAATTATCATGAATGGTTACGCATGGCTTTTGCGTTTGTTCACCAGTTTGGGGAAGCTGGCAGAGATTACTTTCACATTGTTTCGCAGTACAGTTCTAAATACGATAGTAATACATGCGATAAACAATATAACGCATGTCTAAAGCATAAAGGAAATAACCATACTACAATTTCGACGTTTTATTATTACTGTAAGCAGGCAGGTATTCAGCTTTACACCGAACGAACAAGAAAGATAGCTTATACAGCTTCTAATGGTAAAAAGGCTGGGTTAAATGAAAAGCAAATTGCGGAGAATTTAGAAAAGTTTGAAGGAATTACGGATGCGGAAGATGTTATTAAACAGGTATTAGATAATAACATTGAGTTAAACGAAGATACTTTATTAGATCAATTAGAGTTATGGGTAAGGCAAAATTATGATTTAAGGCGTAATGCAATAACAAGGTATATTGAAAATAATGGTAAGCCTTTAAAGAATGTTGATTTTAATTCCATTTACATTAAAGCCAAAAAAATACATGATAAAATTAGCTACGAATTAATAGACCGTCTTATTAATAGTGATTTTGTTCCGGAGTATAACCCATTATTGCAATTTTTTGAACAAAATATGGAACAAAATAGCACTGGACACATAGACCAGCTATTTAATACCATTAAAACAAATGACACACCCTTTCTTTTATACTTTGCAAAAAAGTGGTTAGTGGGTATTATAAGCGCAATACATGGAGAGCATAGCCCCCTCATGCTTGTTCTTAGCGGCGACATTCAGGGAACAGGTAAAACCGAGTTCTTTAGGCGGCTACTCCCGGAGGAATTAAAAGCATATTACGCAGAATCAAAATTGGATGCAGGTAAGGACGACGAAATACTTATGACGCAGAAAATATTAATTGTAGATGATGAAATGGGCGGTAAAAGCAAGAAAGAAAATAAGCGGTTAAAAGAATTAACATCTAAACAGGTGTTTAGCTTACGGGAACCATACGGCCGCAATAACGTGGACTTGGTCAGGATTGCAGCTCTGGGAGGAACTACTAATGATAATGGCATTATAGACGATCCCACAGGCAACAGGCGTATTATACCTATCCATGTAGATGCGATAGATTGGAAAGCAGGTAATAGCATAGATCGTATAGCTTTAATTATGGAGGCCTACCATTTGTATAAAGCTGGGTTTAAATGGCAATTAAGTAAACAAGATATTGAATACCTTAAACAAGATAAAGCACATTTTGAAATAACTAACTTAGAAGCTGAATTACTAAGTCAGTTTTTTAAAATTCCAGAAGATAGTGAAGGGGAACTACTTACCGCTTCACAGATAAAAGTTATTTTAGAAGACCTTACCAGACAAAAATTAATATTAGATCGAATAGGTAAAGAATTAAAACGTCTTGGCTATGATCAAAAGCATGTAAGACATAACGGCTCCACTAAGCGTGTTTATACAGTTTCAAGAATTAGTCTTGATGAGGCAAAACAACCTGTTACAGCTAAAACATTTAAAGAAGATGAAGAGCTACCTTTTTAATAATAAGTTTACATGGTTTACATGCGTTTACAAGAACATTTTTTGTGATGTAAACGCACTTGAGCCCTTAACACTTAATACTTTATATAATAATGTTTACAAGTTTACAGCTATTATTATATTAAAGGTTAAGGTGTTATATAAAAAACCTTTACATAGGGCCACGTTTTTTATAAGACTACGTAAAACGTGGCCCTATACAAGCACTTTTTTTTATAATATTTTACCCTATATGGACTTTTGGCGTAAACCCTGTAACAATGTAAACAAGTTGTTATTATGATATACTATAAGGAGGCAAGAAAATTGGTTTATTTTATGCAACTCATGGAAGCAAAAATGTACGACTATGAAGAGGGTAAAAAAGTACGTAAGAAATTATACCAAATTTGCCCGGCAGATAAACAATTCAAAAGCAAAAAAGAAAAAGGTAAATTAAAAATATGGAGAACGAAATAGAAAAAATAGAACTCGCACTTCAAGCACAATGCTTTCAATGGCACTGGAATATGTTTCCAGATAGAAGACGCACCTTGTTCCATGTAAATGGAAAAGCTAAAAATAAAATTGAAGGCGCTAAGTTTAAAGCTATGGGAGTTGTAAGAGGGATTAGCGACCTTATACTTATATTGCCAGATGAAACTGTTTATATCGAACTTAAAACATCTAAAGGAACACAAAGCAAAGAGCAGAAAGAGTTTGAATACCAAGTTACACAGAGAAGGCAAAAGTATTTTATTGTTCGTAGCTTTACAGAGTTTAAAAACTTAATTATGAATTTTTATGCAGAAGAAGAAACCAACGGTTAAAAGAAAACCAGTATCAAAAGTAGCAGCGTATAAGCAAAGCCAAGAAGTATGGCAAAAGATGGGCAGACCAAGATTATTTGAAACACCAGAAGCGATGTGGAAAGCAGCTTGTGAATACTTTGAATGGGCTGATAAGAATCCGATATACAATGCTCAAGGTGCTGGATTGAAAAGACCTTATACAATGGAAGGACTGTGTATTTACCTTAATTGTGGGCATGCTTACTTCCGTGAGTTTAAACGGGATAAAGAGAAATGCACTATCGAGTATTTGACAGTCATAACAAATATTGAAAAGACTGTTTACAATCAGAAGTTTGAAGGAGCAGCCGTAGGACTATTTAGCAGCAATATAATAGCCCGTGATTTAGGTTTGATTGATAAGCAGCAGATACATGAAACTGGAGTGGTGTATAACACAGATATCACATCAGAGGAGGCAAAAGAAATCGCAAAAGGTTTACAAGAAGATTATTAACTTCGCAACGGTTAGTAAATTTGTTTCATAGGAATTTAATGTGCGATCCCCAATATTCTTATTGGGGATTTGTTATGTTCATAACTTTCTAAAATAAATCTTGATAGTTTGATATCATGATCTTATCTTTGTTTTAACAAAAAAGAAATAATATGCGGCAATTTAAAAAACCATTAAGGATAATAAAGTTTAAACATAACCCGATAGTGCTAAATAAGATAATGTTTTTAGCTTGTCTAAAAAGCAGCGAAGCAAAACAATGTGTAGAAATTGACGATAATACTATCTGTATTCCTAATTACGGTAAGATATTAAAAGCAGTCAGTCAGCATAACAATATTATCGAATCAGGAAATTTAACTAAAAAAGAAAAGCAAGCAGTCGGAATCGCTTAATAGAACTTGGGCATAATTTTATCCTTTAACTTTGTTGTTAAAGGATTTTTTTTATGGATATCGAAAAGCTAAAGATTTTAAAGGTTGCTAAATATAAGTGTTTAAAAAACTTTCTTTTTTATACAAGGTATTTTTTTAAGCAGCAATATAGACGAAAGTTTGTTATAGGTGAACACCATGTTATTATCTGCAACGCTTTAGAGCGTGTGTTAAAAGGTGAATTGAAAAGGCTTATTATCAATATAGCACCTCGTTACGGAAAGACCGAACTTGCAGTTAAGTCGCTCATATCACATGGGCTCGCAATAAACCCGGCAGCTAAATTTATACATTTATCATATAGCGATACGCTTGCGCTGGATAATAGTGAGTCCGTAAAGGATTTAATTCAATCGTCAGAATACCAAGAAATGTTTCCTGAGGTAAGGATTAAAAAAGATTCTACAGCAAAAGATAAATGGTACACTACTGCCGGCGGCGGCGTGCTTGCTCGTTCTGCATCTGGGCAGGTAACGGGATTTGGTGCTGGACAAGTAGATGATGAAGACAAGGTAATGCAAGAGGTAAATGAATTTATGCCTACCGCTGGCAAAGAAATGTTTGGAGGTGCAATAGTTATAGATGATCCGATTAAGCCCGAAGATGCAGATAGTGATGTGCAACGTGAAAAGGTAAATCAACGTTTTGATAGTACAATTAAGAATAGGGTCAATAGTCGTAACACTCCGATTATTATTATTATGCAACGGTTACACCCAAACGATTTAGCAGGGTATGTACAACGTGAAGAAGAAGAGGATAAATGGGAAGTAATTAGTTTACCATGTATTAAAGAAGATGGTACAGCGTTATGGCCTTTTAAGCACACTATAGAAGAATTGCGGAAAATGGAAAGGTCGAATGAGTTTGTATTCGGTAGGCAGTTTCAGCAAAACCCCAAACCGAAATTTGGTTTAATGTTTCCTAAAGAAGACCTTAACTTCTATAAACATAAAGACGAGAATTTCGATGATCCTGATTTTGTTTACATACCTGTTGATCCAGCTAACTTAGGCGGTGATGATTTTGCAGCTATTGTATGTAAGCTAATAGGAAATAAGATATTCGTTACAAGTGTACTGTATAACACAGAAGGATCCGATATTAATGAAGAAGCGGTTGTTAATATATCATTTGAAGAAAAAGCAAATGCAGTCGGTATAGAAGGCGTATTTGGATGGGCTGAAACGGTTAAGCGTATCCGTGATGAATTAGATAATAAAGGTTATATCGGTGAAGTACGTCAGCTAAGACCACGCACATCAAAGCATAGTAGAATATTAGCCCGTGCATCCTTTATTCGAAACAATTTTTACTTTAGAGATGATTACAAAGATTTTCCGCAATACAAGAAATTCATGGATAATTTAACTTCTTACCTAAAAATACAATCGCCGGGCTTGACTAATAAACATGACGAAGCTCCTGATGTTTGCGAGATGGGAGCAGCTTACTTTGAGCGCAACTTTGCTCACATTGAATGGTAAATTTTATTTAACTTTACTGACGTAATTCATACTTTTGTTTTTTGTAAATGCCAGGCTTTATGTCTGGCATTTTAATTTTTTTTGTATTATTGTGCCATAATTGCAATTATGTGGCCATTCCCAAAGAAGAAAAAAAACGCTGTCAACCAAACGAGGGATATAGATATTCCAGATAAAGTATTTATTGAAAAAGAAAATAACCAATACGAATGGAGCCTAGAAGAGCCTGCACACTTTAAGAGCAGGCTCCATGATTTATTATACGGCTGTTATTCACACCAAAATTTTATTGAGCTCTTTTACTGTCTGCCGGAAGTGTCTGCGGCAGTAAATGAAATCGCAAAGCGTGTTTCAGATGCAACATGGCAGTTAAGAAAAGAATGGAACGACGAGGTTGATTATAATGATGAAGATTTTAACAGGTTATTCAGTAAGCCTAATCCGCTTGTTTCTTTTAAAGATTTTGTTTATCAGTCTGTATGTTATGAAATATTAGTTGGTAAGCAGCTTTGGTATTTTAATAAGCCAGCAGCATTAGCGGATGAATATGCTTCAATAATAGCATGGTGGAACTTACCAGCACATAAAGTATTTGCGGAATTAAATAAGAGCAAGGATCCTTATACAGCTACCGAAATAAGTGACTTTGTTAAGTATTGGAAAAAGGGAGATAGGAAATTTGAAACAGAAAAGGTATTACCTATCTGCCATTTAAACCTAGCAAGCGG